GAACCGTGCCGCCGGCGAACCTTTAATCTCCGCCAGATACGTTGCCATTTCCAACGCACGAGCATCCGACGTGTACAACGCATCCGAAATCGAATACTCGTACGGACCGTACGTTGATTCGCTCGACGAGTTCACAGCCTGCTGCAAACTGCCGCCCTCGTTCGTGATGTTCACCACGTTCGCCAACACATCCGACGAAGTCGACACCTGAATATCGTTGTATCGCACACCAGAGATCAGCGGATCATCGGTGAACGTCAACGACGACGTGTACTCGCCGACGTTGCGTTCCTCAAACCGTAACGTGCCGCTCGCATTACAGAAGAACCGGCCCTGCTCCGTTTGCGTGATCCGATTGATCACATCAATGATCATCTCACCAGTCGTCAACGTAATCGCTTTCAACGTTTCACTACCGGCATCGTTATCGAAATCGAGACCGGAGTACGCCAACGTCAAACCTAAATCGATCAGATCCATGATCGTCCCCGACAACGCCGACGACAACGTGCCCGCATACGACGACGGAATCGACCAGCGGGCCACAGCCGCCAAATCATCCAACAGATTCGCGACATACACGGCGTCCCCGTCGAGGGTGTAGTTCACGTTCTGTGCGACGATCCTCCCCGTGAACACGTTCACGACAGAACCCGCACCGTTATCGAACCTGACACGAATCTGATCGCCGATGTCGTTCCCTGCAAACGGATTATACGAGGCGTCACGATTGTCGAGGACAACACTGCACGACCCCGCAGGGAACGAATCAGTCCACCTCGACCGGCCACGCCGGATCGACACCGAACGCACCTTCGAAGTCGTCAACCCTGTCAACGACGCACGATTCACGCCGCCCTCCAACCCTTCCCATTCGACCGTTCAAACGCCACAATCGCATCCACCACCGAACGACCAATCGCAGTCGGATCACCCACACCCGCATTCACAGTGATATTCACACCACCACCACCACCCATGCCGGACGGCAACGGAGACGCACCAGGCATCCGAGACAACGGGACGACAGCCTCAGGACCAGCCTCCCCGATCATCGCCAACGTCGGCTGCGTCACCAAACCACCCAACGCACCAACACCAATCCTCAAATCACCAGACTCCGTCACCGAAATCGAAGTCCCCGACAGACGACCACGGAACTCCGGTTTGATCGGCAACGTCACCCCACCCTCGAGACGCAACAACAACGCCTGCACCTCAGACAGTTTCCCCTCATCGATCAACGCCAAAATCTCTGTCGTCTTCTCAGGAGGCAAATTCAACTCGTCGGCGTAATCCATCACCGCCAAACGCAGATCGTCAGTTGCCGCCTTGCCCTCACGAGACGAGAAACCGAACTCGTCGATCACCTCAGACGCATCCAAAAAATCGTCGTACATGTTACGGAACGCTTCACGTTGACTTATCTCGCCACGCAACTCCTTCATGTTTTCAATCATCGTGTACACGCCAGTGTTGATCTTCTCAGTCGCCTCGAACACGTCACCTTGAATGATGTTCAACTCATCCATCGCATCACCCGCATACGTCGACTCGGTCGCAGCATCACGCAACGCTTCACCGAACTTGATCGTCTGCTCCTCAGCCAACGCAGCCGGCGTCCCATACTCCGCAGTCGCAAGATTCAACAAATGTTGACGGTCGATCGTGTCAACCATCACCCCGTCTTCCATCACCATCAACGAATCCGCATAATCGTTCACACGAGAATGCACCCTCGACAACGACTCGGCGCTCGTGATCACCTCACGATCCATCTCACCGAACGCAATCTCCGTTTCGCTGATCGCCTCCAACGCCCGATAGTTCGCGTCAGCAGTGTCATCGAAAGCACGACGCAACCCGACACCCATATCGGTGCCAAGCTGTCGAGGGTTCAAAATGTCGCCGACGACATCAGTGATACCCAACGTGTCCAACAGTTTGATGAAATCTGTGAACCCTGCCATCGCATCAGCGATCACCGGGGCGAGATCCTCACCGAGGACCGCCTGGAAGTTCTCAAACTCGGCAGACAACGTCCTCTGCCGGTTCGCCAAACTTTCCTGTGTCGCAGCGAAATCACCAGACCACTGCTCAGTTTTTTGAAGCAGCAAACCGTAACGAGCAGTCTGCTTCTCCGCTTCGGTCATCTCCTCGCCGACCTCGATGAGCCCCTCAGCGATCGCATACTGTTCGACTGCTGCCGCTGACAAGTCGATGCCGTACAACCGCATCGCTTCTGTTTCGCCGGCCAACGCCGACTGAAACTTCGACATCGCCTCCGACAACTCAAGATTGTGAACCGATGCGAAGTCGGCGACTCGTGTCGCCATCTCACCGACAACGACCGCCACATTGCCGCCATCGTCAACAATGTTCGAAGCGAACCCTGAGAACGCAACAGCGAACTCGTTGAACTGGCGTGCCGACATGCCGTACGAATCGACAGCATCCTCAGCAAGACTTTGGATCGCTATCGACGCATCACCGTACGTCGTCGTAACAGCGTTCGCAGACTCCTCAAGATTCGAGGCGGCGGTCACCGACTTCCCGACGAAATCAACCACCTGTGAAAGAGCGAACGCTGCCGCAGCTTTCTTCGCCAAGTTCCCGAACTCGCCAGTCAACCCCTCCGCTTTCTTCTGAGCGTCGATGAACCCTTTCGGGTTGAACTCCGAAATGACCGAGATCGAAATGCCTTTAGCCATCAGCTGATCCTCGCTTGTATCTCGGCAGTGATCCTGTCCATAACTCTCACGAACCGTTCACTGACAACACCACGAGTCGCAGCGATCGCAGGGAAGATCGTACGACTATGTTTCGAACCTCGGATGTAACCGAACTTCGGCAGGTTGTCGACGAACGCTTCACCTCGACCTGGACGACCTCGGGCACCAATGTACTTCCCTGTCCGACCAGCCCAATCAAACAACATGCCCGCAGGCGACGCCTGATACGCACGGATGATCTCCCACCGGTGACGAGGCTTGTCGTAACGAGAACCAGCTCTGATCGACACACTCTTCGCAACCTTGCCGGTCTGCCATCCGAGACGACCACCGGAACCCCACCCCGACAACGGGGCGTTACCACCCATCCCCACATACACGCTCGACGCAGCCGCATTCCGAATGTTGCGTTGCGCCTCAATCACGATCGGATGCGCCGCCGCTTTCATCTGCGCCTGCGACTTCGCCACCAGTTTCGGTTCGAACTTACGCACCTCACGAAACACTTCACGCACACCAGAAACGTTCGTGACAATGCCGACATCGCTCATCGTTTCGCCTGCTTCGCACGCTCGTTGAGCACATCCACCATGTACTCAATCATGCCACACGGGGCGTCGAGCAGATCGTTCGGTGCTATCCCCGTCGTCACAGACAACTGCGCGACGAGATGCGTCAAACTGTTTCGTCGAAAGGGAGCTTCTCAACGTCGACATCGACGCCGGCAACCCCCTCCAACCACGAATCGAACGGCTTCACAACAGCACCAGACTGCTTCTCCGCCTCCCACGCAAGCCAGAACGTGTGCTCGTACTTTTGCTCTTTTGCGAACGCTTGAGCTAGCCCAGTCTTGAAGTTACGTTCGAACGCAACAATGACCCGAGGCGACACGTCGTAGACAGAAACGGTGCCGTCGATCTTGGCGACACGAACCTTCCACAGTGCGATCATGGGCAGTTCCTTTCAATGAGGGTGATCAGGAAGTCGAGGTGGTGATCGCACCCGAGATCGGCCAGGTGACCGACGCCGAAGCGAGATCGCCGACCGCACCGTTCAACAACGGCCATTCGGTGACGAGAACAGTCGCCGAGAAGATCGGGTTCGTCGCGGTCGTCGTCTCATTGACCGGCTTCACGGACACTGTCGAGGTGGCACCGACGAGCGGGGCGATCGTCGCATGCACCTCACCCGAAGCGAAATCCTCGTGGAAGTCGAGCGAGATGCTGTGATCGCCGAGACCAGCGATCCGGGTCACAGCGCTATCGCCGAACGCTGTCGTCGGCACCTCAGCGTAGCTTTCGGTGATCGTCACCGACGCCACATGATCCGACAGGTCCACCCCGCCGACCGTGATCACCGGCGTCAACAACACAAACTTACTCATCAGCTCAACTGCTCCTCGACGACAACGTCGCCCTCGGTGGATTCTTTCTCTGTTTGGGCAGTTGAAACCTTTGCGATATGGCCGGCAGCGATCAAATGATCGATGTTGCCGCCGACAAGATCGTCGCCATTGACACGGCTCCCAGGTGCGAAACCGCACACGTTGCGAGGACCGACAACAACGAACATCACGGGTGAATCCTACAACGAAAATCGACCGCAAGATAGTCACCGTCACCCTGCGAAATCATCCGCATGTTCTGCGCGGTATCAACGACACAGGATTGCACACGACCACCCAAACTCAGATCGGTTTCGACAGCGGCACGCACCGACCTCGAACCCGAATAGGAACAGAACTCGTAAAGGGTTTTCTGTGCTGCACGATTCGCCGTCCTACCGACAATGACAGTGATCGTCCAATCCGTCTCCGCATCACCACCAGAGAACGCACCGTGAAAGTTCACCGCTTCAGGCATGACGAACGCACACGGCACAGCGAACGAATCCGGCACATGATCGAACACTCGCAAACCGTCGATCGTGCCGAGACGTGCTTCGAGCCCGTCAGCCATCTCAGCAAGCGACGCTGCCATCAAGCCACCAACACAGTTTCTTTACGGAACGGTGCGAGGAGTGAAGCAGCGACAGGATGCAACGCCTGACGCAACCGCATAATCCCGATGTCACCGAACCCTGCGATACCCAACGGAGCCTCAGCCGACTTGTACAGCGATATCGCTTGGATCTGTGCTGCTTGCACCACAGCCGCAGGCAGATAATCCACGACTGTCGGATCGCTCGTCTTCCAACCCCACTTCGCAGTGATCTCCACCACCGCACGCCCGTACTCCAACGGCCACTCACGAGACTCAACAGCACGCAACGACGTGTACGGCCACGGCTGACCAGACAAACGCCCATTCAACGGTTCCAACTGGTAGTCGGTCGACGCCCACGTCGTCTCAAACACCCCGTCATCATCCTCATCAGTCTTCACAACCAAACCCGACGTCGTTGAGATGTCGTCGACCTGGACGAGCCACGGTGTGCCCGCCACGAACACTCTCGCAGTCGCGGTCGTGTCAGCAATGAACTGCCTGTCGCAATGCCCTTGAATCATCGAGGTGGCAGCATCACACGCCATGATGAGGCGGGCGTCATCAGCCGAATCAGTGAACGAAAT